GTCCAATATCGGGACCTATAACGGACCCTCAATCAATTGCACGAATCGTAGAGATAAGGTCGCCAAGGAGGCTCAGGCCAATATGAAATAAATTCATACTGAACCTTCCTCCGAAATCGACTATTACTATCTACCTTTTGTCCAGGTATCCCAAGGAGGAATACCAGGTACCATAGCTGTAGGTTCCAATTAGTAGTATCCATACGCTTAGGGATAAACCTAAGTTTCTGGATATACCAACCGGTCACTTGCAGGTTAGCATCGTAACGCTTAAAGCGTTCGCCACTAGACGGGGGAGCGTGAAAGTAATTATCATAGATAACACTTTTTCCACTCCTCCAATCTAGGAATTTCTCTCCTGGGGGAAGCTCAGGGGGCCCAATTAAAGGTCTCCTAACACTCTCATAGAGATATGCACAAAGATTGTGCAGGCGAAAACCGATTCGATTCCATAAGAGACGGTTAAAAAGGTTATAAACCTCCTTATCATTTCTCGGAATCTTGCTAACGTAGACCGGACGCAGATCGACTCCCGCAAGGAAGTCTGACCCACAAGTTTCTCTAAATGGACCAAAAGCAAAAGATTTGCTAAGGTTCACCGAGAAACCCAGAAAACCCAGGATCTCAACGAGCACGGGATAAACCCGGGGGTCGACAATAATGTCGTCCCCATAAACTCGAAGGACCGAAAGGTCTCCGCCCGCGAAGATCGTACAGGACTTAGCTATCGCAAAGAAGATACAAGTCTCAATGGGAAAAGTGAAAGCATTTCCCATCGACGAGAACTTCTCATAGATAGACCAAGTCTTACCCTTATCCATGGTATATTCAGGAGAACGCAGAGCGTCCAACAAAGTAACCCACAGTTTCGGGAACAACCAGTCAACCACCTCTCTAGAAACGCAGTCCGAAGCGCTAGATAGATCCAAAGTGGCCGAATAAAACGGCCTCATTGATCCAAGTCTAGCAGGAAGGTGGTTACGCGTCTGATCCTTAAGGTCTACGCCAACACGGCGCAGCCTGGATTTAAGATACGTATCCACACCTTTCTGGACAAAAACGTTTAGAGATGGTTCGATTGCTATGGTACGATCAGTTTCAGCTGTCTTCGCGACAGTTGTAACACGATTCCCCTTCACTACATCATACAGACAACCTTCGGTGATTAACCGCATTTTCCAATGCGGAAACTCACTTAGGCAGTCTTTTATATAGGGAAGAGCTTCATTGGTAACGGTATGGGGGCCAGACACCTTAAAGAAAAGGTGCTTGTCCTCGTCTACAGTGTTACCGAAGGTGAAACCAGGCCCGAACCCACTTGCAGCCAGTATCTTTTTGTACTGTAAAGTCCCAAGGGGCCCAACGATATCAGAGATGATATCTTGAGCTTTACCAATAATCTCAGACGTCCCTTTAGGGAGTCGAGACCAATGGTCACGATAGAAGCGAAGTCGCCTATTCGTTCGTCTACACTTTCTTTCAGAAAGCAAAAACTTGCGAATTGCTTCTTCTCTTCTTAGTGCTGGGGTGGAGCCAGGGAAGTCAATATTCTTTTTGAATAGTGCTTCGATCTGTCTCAGTGCTGCCAGGGAAAGGAAGTTAGAGTATACATCCTGTGACTCCAACGCGTCATCGACAAGGGTTTTCACTTGGTTCATATCGCCTTTCGAGGTAGCCAACAAAAGGCTATCACTAAGGCTAGAATCAAGATACTTACCCAAATCTTTGAGTGCCTGACTAATGAGGTTTTCAAGACTGAGAGTAACCTTAAGGTTACTCTTGTCCGGCTTTGCCATGACTGTCTCCTTTTCGAATGATGAAGTTTCAGCGGTCGAGAATGACCACGTGCAATATGGTGACCGAAGATGATCAGAAAATGATCATCGGGGTCATCATCACGCACGCGGGATATCTTGATCGTCGATAAAGTCGGATGCAATATTTACATCGGAGAAAATAACTCCGAGCAATGTGAGCATCGCCTTGACCTTCGTAGCATCATGCTCGATGGCCCAAGACATGTTAACATCGACTACAGCTTTCGAAGTGCTCGGAACCGTGCCGTTCAAGAATGAACGGATGATACGGACTCGAACACTAGGTTTGCTGTAAACACCATTCGAGAGAACAGGGACCTTGCGATCAAAGATCACGAGGTAATTTTCTTGGGTCGTATGACCCGTGACCCTGTAGACAGACTGATTGGCGTTAGCCGAACCGTCATAAGTCCAAGTACCAGGTACAGCGAAATCAGCCATTTGGCCTCATCCTTTAATGGGAAATAATTCCCGATAAGGTGCTTTCAGGGGTTGGATACCCTTACAGTCGCACACGATTTAGTAAGCCTCTAATAAGATTTGCCCTTTTTAGGAAGAAGATCGACGCTAAGTCGAGCAACTTACTAGAATCAAGGTTCAAATCAATAGAGAGTGAAAAGGAAGGGTTAGCGGGCACACGTGTAGAGGACACTTTGACGTGGTTCATATGATACGCCGGTGTACCTGTAAGGTACATATTGTCTGTAACAGGGTTCCAAACTGGTTCCTTGCATGAGACAGACGTACTCGTAGTCCACACATCAGAAGATGTCAAGCTACAGTATGCAACGTTACCCACCGCGAAAGGGGAATATGCCGCAATGTTATCGTTAATATTGGTAAACCAATCAACGATAAACGAAAACGGAATTATCTCCCATGTCGTTACAAGGGGGTCAACAAAAGCAATATTGTTGGCCAACAATGTAACACCGCAATCAGCCTTCACAGTAAGCTCACGAACGTCGGTAATACTACCGTCAACGCGAGCAATATTGTTAGTGCTGAGAGTACCAGTTGGAGTCGCACTGACTAAACTGGTACCACTAAATCGTACGACTGAGAGACTTGCTTTCTTGCTTGCGTGGCCCCTCGCGAGAGGTGCCGCTACAGAGCGAAGCTTCACAAGTGACTCATTGATATCAGAGATATCATATCCAAGAGTACGCCAACCATATCGATACTCGAGCCATTGATCTGCAAAAGCAGCTATGGCTCCTGATCGAGACCAATTACGATCCTTTCGGCTCGTAATGGTGTTGGCAATCTTGTGTGCTCGATTGAACACATTTGTACGAAAAGCGGCGATCATCCCAGCAGTTTTTGTGAGCTCGGCAGCAAAGGTTCCTATGTCTGTAGCAGAAGTTCTTGCATTTGCAAGAGCCTCTGTTAAAACTTCGGAACTTAGCGGCCAAGATGGCAGAGCCGGTCCACCCCAGGCGTTATAAAACCCCTGAGTAAGACCTGTTTTCGTATGCCAATACGACCAACCAAGGTGCCCGTCTGCTTGAGTAAAGCCTACGGTAATCTTAGTTGATTTTTGCTCTCTCCTCCATACCGTGCTCCCATTTGAGGTCTCATGTAATATGTGACCATCTTGGGACATTGAGTTGACTGGCAGAGTCTGTCCTAATCTTTTCATTTTGAAATAATTAGGTGTGACTGTATCAATCATAGTTTCACTCATTGGCGAAGAAAGAGCGCCCCCCATGGGGCCACTAAATCCAAGCCGAGTGAAATACATCGAGTATGGATAGCTGGTGGATCGACTTCTGGTGCGCGTGGCCATGATGGCCTCCTTAGGTGATGAAGATCAAAGTCTCGGCAAACTAATGCCGAAGGCTCTGCTCTCCAGCACCTAACTACCGGATCGCCTTGATGGAGTTTTAAATTCCAAGAAAGACAACCTGATAGAAGAGTGGTACAAAGTACCAACTGCGATATGAGCTTAAGAGTCACGCTTCATATCAGAGAGTTTCACGATAGCATCCTTCTCAATTTGAGAAAGCTGATCCCATGAAACTTCTGACACCTCAAAGCCACGTAAAGCCGAGAGAGATTTTAACTTCTCAAGGATTAACGTAGCCTCCTCGACGGATTCAATGTCGAGGGGAAATTTCTCATCGGTTTTCACACCGATAAGAAATCTGAGGAAACGAACCACGAAGGGAAACCAGAACTTTTGATTCATTAGAAATTCCTCATAAGAGGAGAAATTCTAAGAACCAAGTCCTAGCTTCTCCGGTGGTAAGAAAGAAGCATAACTACTTATAAAGCTGTTACGCAGCAGAGTGGCCCGAAAG